GCTGTTTTGATAAATGATGCATCATAATCTTGTGTTAGCTCAAATGTTCCTGTTGGATTTGCCTCTATTTCTTCAATTAATGTATCTATACTCTTATTTTCGAATACTCCATCATGGGATTCTTCACCAGGATTTTCCCTTCCCCTATTTTCCCGCCCTGGTAGGCATAGAAGAAACAGATGTCCATGTCCAGGTATTCCACATGGGGCACGTCCTGCAGCAGTTCCCTGTTCGCTTCCCTGCCCACCAGGCGGTAGCAGATCCTGTCCCTCACCTGGTCAAAGGATCTGAAGAATCCCATGTCCACATCCTGCCCTAACACCGCCTCCCGGTAGGTTTCCAGTACTCCCTTCATTACTTCCGGCATCCCCATTCCTTTTTCATGGGCCTCCCAGAAGTCGTCCAGGTAGATTTCCAGCCCGTGCATGACCACGCCGTTGTTCTTCAGCACTTCGTGGTATTCTATCTGGTGCCCTTCCCCCAGTTCCTCCAGGAGGGCAGCCCTTACCCTGTCTGCAAACTCCTTTATGTCCATCTTGTCTCCTTTTACGCTGGTTTTGCATGCCACAGGCCTCCATCCGTCCATGTCACGCCCCATGGCTTACAGGATGGCAGCCTGCCCTATGCCGGATGCTGTCGTGCAACCTTTCAGACGCCGGATCTCTTCACCGTGGCGTGTCATTGCCTACTGGTTCCCGGCCTGCCGGGCAGGGACAGGCGTGTATCCCTTCCCCTGCAGGTACTTCCTGCATATGCAGCCCGTCAGCAGTTTTAGGGGCTTCGGACCCTCATGCCGCCCATGGACGGCATGGCCGCTTTAGCTGCCCGGATGGCATGTGCCACCCGGAACCATTTCCTCCCACTTTCTTCTTGCTATCCACACTGGCACTACCTCCAGGCCTTCCCCTAATCCCCCTTTATGCCAAGCATCCTTTTAACCACTTTTATCTGATACTCTTTCATTATGGTACCTGTCGGAAAACCCATGCCTTTTTCTCCGTAGTACAGGAGTACCGCCATAAGGCTAATCTTATATACCGCCCACTTTGATAAAGCTACTATCAAAAGACATGCCATAATGAGCATAGCAACCATCCCTTCCTGCGCCACCTCCATTCTCTCCATGAAAATCACTTTCTGCTCTGTGATAAACCCTTGCGTTAATCTCCCTCCTGCTCTATAATGTCTGTACAGGCCACCCCAATGGCCAAGTACAAAATCACGCAAGGAGTTACATATGAACAAAGAAATCACCGTGTATCGTTTTTCTGACTTTCATAAAATCCGTGTAACAGTTTGTACAGCTTCATCTTGCCCCAAATGTGGGGTCACTTTATCTTCAGATCTTTTGTATGCGTTTCTTGTTGATGATGTAAAAGATGAATGCAATAACAAGATATTCATCTTGAATCTGTGCCCTCATTGCGAAGAATGCTTTCTTTCTCGCCATCTATACGATGAGGATTCTGACACCTATTTGCATGAATCATCTGCCCCTATGCATTTCTTTCATGTATCTTTTTCAGAAAATATCAAAAAACTATCTCCTAATTTCATTTCCATTTACAACGAATCTGCACATGCTGAGGCCCTCGGCCTAACATCGATCTGCGGCATGGGGTACAGAAAAGCTTTGGAGTTTCTGGTAAAGGATTACTGCATTTTAAAATATCCAGAAAATTTTGATAACATCTCCTCAACACCGCTTTCCAAGTGCATTGAAAACTATATGAAAGACACACACATTAGTACTCTCGCAAGGGCATCAGCATGGCTCGGAAATGATGAAACCCACTATACAAAAAAACATAACAACTATGGCCTTCCAGAACTAAAAGCATTCATTACAGCACTTGTGACCTATATAGATGCCGAGCTTGCCTTTGAAGATGCCAATCTTCTGCTTTCTTCATGATCATCCTCTTCCGCAATCATATGTCCTTCCATGTCCCAGTACTGGATAACACCCCTTACTGGGTCTTCTTCTGTCCCCTTCCCAATGACAGTATTTGTCTTTATTACCTTTACTACTTCTACCTGTCTGATTCCCCTCACTTCCTGGCCTCCTTCCTACACTACCTCTACATTGTTCAGTTTTCTAAACCAACAGAGTAAAAAAATATACTGGTATTTCTTCTCTGCAAATTCCAAGGATATCACAAGATTTTAACATTTCATCTTGCGAAAACTCTAGCTGATTGTTTAATCTCTGGCTTAAGGATACCCTTCCAATGCCTAATCTTTCAGAAAATGCATCCTGTGTTCCGCACATTTCTTTTATTTTACCTCTTAATTTTCTATAGTCGTACGCCAATTTTCTTTTCTTCTCCTTTCTTCTGTTTAGTTTTCTAAACTATCTGTATGATATCATCTTTCTAGATCCTTGTCAATACTATTTTTTAGTTTTCTAAACCTTTTTCTGTATTTCCAATAATATTGTTGTGTTTTCTAAACATATATGGTACTATGTCTTTAGCGAGGTGATATTGTGACTACTACTGCAGAAAGAATCAAAGAGGGAATGGAACTTAGAGGCATGAAACAAGCTGATCTAGTAGAAATTACTGGTATTAGTAAGGGGGCACTTAGTTCCTATATTTCTGGACACTATGTCCCAAAACAGAACAACATATTTCTAATTTCCAAGGCTTTGAATGTAAATGAATCTTGGCTAATGGGCAATGATGTTCCTATGGAACGTTTTCACTCTAACAAGAAAAAGGGAGTTACAATTAATGTCCTAGGCCGCGTGGCCGCAGGCATCCCCATCGAGGCCATTGAGGATATCATTGATACTGAGGAGATCACGGAAGATCTGGCACGCACAGGAAACTTTTTTGGCCTGCAAATCCACGGAGATAGCATGGAGCCTAAAATGTCTGAAGGAGACATTGTCATTGTCCGCCAGCAGAATGATGCAGAATCCGGTGAAATCGTCATCGTAACTGTAAATGGAACCGATGCTACCTGTAAAAGACTTCGAAAGTACCGTGATGGCATAGAACTTATATCTAACAATCCATCATATGGTCCCATCTTCTATTCTAACAAAGAGATTGAAGATAAACCTGTCAGAATAATAGGCAGGGTCGTTGAACTAAGGGCTAAATTCTAACCATAATACCATCATCCAATATTAACAGGTGGTATCTAACCATAGAATATATCATTAATCTTACCTGGGACATGGAAAGGAGAATATTATGGCACTATCACAGGAGAAGACCTATACAGTTGATGATATCTATGCCCTGCCGGAAGGCCGGAGGGCCGAACTGATTGACGGGCAGATTTATATGATGGCACCGCCCACTACCAGCCACCAGAGGCTTGTCGCCAGGCTGAGCCACCATATACTGAGCCATATAGACGCCAGGGGTGGAGGCTGTGAAGTATTCCCCGCCCCGTTTGCCGTATTCTTAAATGAGGATGACCGGAACTATGTGGAGCCGGACATCAGCGTCATCTGTGATAAAAGCAGGCTGACAGACAGGGGATGCAACGGCGCCCCGGACTGGGTCATCGAAATCACGTCCCCCAGTACCGAACGCCTGGACTATGGAATCAAGCTTTTCAAGTACCGTTCTGCCGGGGTAAGGGAGTACTGGGTCGTGAACCCGCAGAAGAAAACCGTCATGGTGTATGACCTGGAAAAGGGGGAGAATTCGAACCAGTACCTCTTTGACGACAGCATCCCTGTATGTATATATGGGGATCTGGAGATCAACATTTCCAGTCTGTTATCCATTTCCCACCTATAAGCCTGCTGCCACATGTAAAACAATATTCCGGGGGATATTGCAATCCATTTTTGCATATGCTATAATGCCTGTAGGCAAAACGCAATAAATAGTCCATGCTGACGACAAGCGAAAACCCCGGTGCGGCAACACCGGGGTTTTCTGTCCCCAATTCTTGTGTGGCAGGGCTTATGGCCACAGGCTAGTTACCGACTCGCCGTCTAACCATTTGATGATGTAGTGGCAGGCTACACCAGCCGCAACAGCGACCAAAAACGCGATAAATACTTCCATGTTGACACCCCCTTTCCTTACCGGTATAGGGGCGGTAACATCGGAATTATACCATAGTGGTTGCGACATCGCAACATGCAGGAGGTGTATCTATGATCTTTGCAAACTACGGGCGCAAGTCCGTCTACTCTGACAAGTCTGATTCGGTTGATAACCAGTTCCGTATGGCCAGGGAGTACGCTGACATGCACTTTCCCGGCCAGGTTGATAACTTCCTCCACTATTCGGACGAAGATTTCACTGGCGCCAACGCGAACCGCCCGGATCTCCAGCGGCTCATCAATGACATCAAAGGCGGCCTCATTAATGTCCTAATTGTTTACCAGCTTGACCGCCTTTCCCGTGATGTACGTGATTTTGCCAATATTTACGCCACCCTGGAAGAATATGGTGTAAGTTTTGTAAGCGTGAAGGAAAACATAGATACCACTGCCCCCATCGGGCGTGCCATGATGTACGTCACCATTGTCTTTGCCCAGATGGAACGGGAGACCCTTGCGGCCAGGGGGGCGGGGAACCAGAGAGGCCCTG